GTTGAATGATTGGGGAAGTAAGGCTAAGCCGGGCGTGGTGGAAAACTTGGTAGCTGAAATGGAGAAGGATTCTCGTTCTCTAGGGGACAAGCCGGTGGACGAGTATTTGGCTATGCTCAAGTCCGATGTGAAACCGACGCTTAGCACTAAGCCTGTGGGAGAGGTTACTGCCCCGCAGGTTATCGTCTATCACGAGAAGTTGTTGTCTGCTCTTTACAGTTCGATGTTTAGGGTCTTGGTGCGGCGCTTCTTGTCGTTGTTGAAGGCGAATTATCACGTGAACTTGTTGAAGGATTCGAGAGATATAGCTGATTTCATCACGGCGACTCACCCGTTTGGGGCGGAAGGGTTGAGGTACCTCGAAAACGATTTCAGTAAGTACGACAAGTCGCAGTCCGCTTTCGTATTTCGGTTAGAGGAGTACGTTTTCCGCATGTTGGGCCTTAATCACGAGATGTTAAGCAAGTGGGTTCACGGTCACGTCGAGTGTTCATTGCGTTCATTGGCAGTGGGGCTCAGTTTGCACGTCATGTACCAGAGGAAGTCCGGGGATAGCACTACGGCTTTCGGCAATGTCATACTGAACGTGTTGAGCGTGGCTTACGCGTATAGGGGTACTGCGGTGCAGTGGGCTGTGTTTATGGGCGACGATTCTTTGGTTTGCGCGAAAGGGGTAGTTGCGGATACCGATGCTGTGCAGTTGCTGGCCGAGGTGTTTAACCTTTCGGCCAAATATTACGTCACGGATGCACCGTACTTCGCGTCGAATTTCGTTTTGATAGACGAGAATCGATTGAAGGCAACGATGTGTCCGGATGTAGTAAAACGCATCGAGAGGCTTTCAATGCACATTTCTGCGGACGATCCCCAATGGGATGAGCGCTATGTGAGTTTCAGGGACTCTATGGCGGTGTTTCTGGATGAAACTACGGTGCAACAGGTGGCCGTGGTTGTGCCGGCTAGGTATGAGGTTTCTGAGGGCTTGGTTAGGGGTGCAGTAGGTGCGTTAGGCACCTTGGCCGCTGATAAGGCTAAGTTCAGAAGTCTGTGGGAGGAAGAGCCTGAAGTACTTGAGGCCTAGGTCGGCTCCTGTGAGTTTCTTAAGAGAAATGTTTGTTTGTTGTTTGTTTGTTTCGTTGGTTTTCCAATTAATACATT